TGCAGTCGTACCAACAGGCAATTGAGCCGCACCAGTTGCAGAATCAGCGTTAATCAATACACCAGCAGCCGCTGGAACGCTCATCGTAAAGTTTGATGCGGTGTCTACAGCGTTGATTGTGACTGAACCGCCTGACGGTGCGTTTAACTTAATATTTCCAGCCATAATTAGCCCCAAGAAGTCCCGTTGTAAACCTCGACGCTACCTGTCGTGGTGTTAAATCTCATTTGCCCTGTAGCTGGTGACGCAGGTCTTTGCGCAGTCGTGCCTGTGGGCAAAAACAACCCACCTGTAGACGAATCTGCATACGACAACACGCCGTTTGCAGCTTGCACATTGACAGACACGTTTGACGCTGTGTCAACAGGGTTGACCTCAACCGTACCGAGCGCAAATGCTTTGAGTCGTAAGCCCATGTTAAATCACAGCCCAGACAGAGTTTGCAGGAATGGTGACAGTAGCGCCTGCGTTAATCGTAATAGGCCCCGTAGACATAGCGTTAGACAGCGAAGGAATCGAATAGCTTGTTGTCACTGTTTGACCGTTCTCGATGAATATTTTGTCACCACCAGCACCAGTCGCACCACCGCCGAAACCGACTGAAATTAGCTGGAATTCAGTACCATCGTATATTACAACAACGATATTGCCTGCGGTTAAATCTCCTGCTTGCAACGCATCAGTGCCGTTACGCATCACTGTTTTTGCGCCTAAACCGTCAATATTTAGCGTCACAGAGCTAGTATTTGTGTTCGCAACGACAAAGCTAAACATTGCACCCGTGACGTAAGCAGCAAGAGCGGGCACAAGCGAGCCTAGAAGCGTGTTTGTACCCGTCACAGTCATGAAGTTCAGCGTATTGCCCTGAAGCTGCCCTAAGCGCACTGCGTCTGTAGCTGATACCGCTGCGCCTAGACCAGTGATCCGAAAGCCAGCCATCGGAATGTTTGCTGTCGGGGTGCTTTGCCCATCTTTCGTGATAGCGTTCGTCAGACCGTTTGCTAAGTCGTTCGTCAACGCATTAAACGCTGTCGATGAGATAACAGTGCCGGGAACAACAGGCTGACCCGCTGTGTTGATTACAAATACTCCATTTCCGTTGTAGCTCACTTGCATACTCCATGAGTAAGACATATACTGCTTGAAAACAGGAGATGTCGATGACGTATAAGATTAAAAATTCTGCTCAATGCACGATTTGCGGAGAAACAGCAATAGCTCGTCACTTGTGCAGAAATCACTACAACAAAGCTAGAAAAGACAATAGTTTGAATTTTTATAAGACTGTAACTATTGAAGAATCTTTTTACGCACGAATTGAAAAAACCGATTCTTGTTGGTTGTGGACTGGTAGTAAAAATTCTTATGGATACGGGATTATTATTTGCAACAAAAAACAAGTTAGGACGCACAGATTTTCTTATGAACATTTTGTTGGGGAAATACCTCAAGACAAAATTATCATGCACTTGTGTGATAACCCGCCTTGTGTAAACCCAGATCATTTGAGAATCGGCACAAAAGCCGAAAATAACGCTGATACATCCATTAAACGCAGACATAATTACGGATTGAATCATTGGAACGGCAGACTTTCTGAGCAAGATATTGCCGACATTCGGCAAAGCACCGAACGGCAATGTGTTCTTGCAAAAAAGTATGGAGTCGATCAATCTCATATAAGTCGTTTAAAAAACCTTCAAAAAGGATACAAAAGGTAACTCATTTTAATTACCTCTGTTCTTCAGTCTGTTGTTGACCTAGTTTAGTTGCAAGCATACGCAATGTGTAGGGGTCTAACGCAGCGCCGCCACGAGATTTTAAAGTTTCTAACATTTGTGATGTCAATTCGCTTGTTTTACCGCCTGCGCTTGTCCGTTTTAACGCTTCAGCAAGTCGTTGTGGCGTACCCGCAGCTTTTCCTGCGTAATATGCACTTTCGCCAACAACACGAGGCATAGTTAATGGCAAACTTGCAAGGTAATAAGGGTTTGTAACCGCAGAGCCTGCCGCCGTGATAGCAGAGCCAATACCTTGCAGACTTCTTGGAGTCCATGAGCTTAATGCTTGACCTGCCAATTGAGGCATTAGTGTCTCAGCGCCTGCGCCTTCTAACATTTGAGCTTGTTCTACTCTGCGACCATAATTAGTATTGGCGTTATTCCGCATAATTGATTGCAGCTTTCTAACTGATGTATCAATGTTTGCTTTTTTGCCTAACGATAGCGAGCTTTCAATGTCTTTTAGCGTGTTGCTTGCAAGCTCGTAATCTTTCATTACTTTTGCATAGCCCGGCGCTTGTGTATTAATTTCATTTTTAATGGCGTTATACGCTGCGTCTGCAACATTTCGTGCTGGTGTGCCAAATGGCGCATTATCACGAATGTCACCAATACGCATTTTTAGCCGATCCAAACCTTCTGGGGTATGAAACTCAGCAGGATCAAGACGCTTCCAGTTTTGGACAGCTTGATTAATTTCTTGCCAAGTCTCAACCGTACTAGGCTGAATGACTTGACCCTTATACATACCAACTTCTTGCTTGTTAGCTAATATGTCATCAATTTTGTCAAAACTGAGAATGCTTTTATCGTTTTTAATGTCAACCATGCCAGACCGATAAGCGTTAGCTCTTTGATCTCGCATTTCAGCAACAGCAGATTTAGCGGTATTTACTACATTTTCAACAGGTGCATTTGATCTCAATTGATCAAGAAAAGCGTTTGCTTTTTCGCCACCTACAAATCCTGATTGAGCCGCTTCACGAATTGCGCTACCACCTGCCCCAGTTGTAAATCCTGCGCCTTCAGATGCAAGCAATCCTGCTAATTGGGCTGGTTTTGTAACCGCTTTTGTTGCAAGATTAAATGGGTCAATTGTGCGACCTACTTGACCTACTACCTGCCCTGTTTTTGCTAAACCCGGCGCTTTTGCAATCGCAGCACCGCCGCCCGTTAGCAATATGGACATATCGCCAATTACGCTAACAGGATCACTAGACAATGCTTGTTTAAAACCTTCAATAGAACCGTACTTTTTAGCGTACTCACCACCAACTGCTTGAGCCATTTGCACAGACTGTTGCATTTTCTGAGGGTCACTTGCAATCCCCATTAGCCAATCTTGTGCGCTTTTTGGCAATTGATTGATAATTGCGCCACCGCCCACCATACCTATGTTTTTGACTGTTTCAATAGGACTTGTAACAGCTTCATATAATTCTTTGCCATACTTTCCTGCGCTTGCAGGAAGATTTGTCACCGCCCCGTATGCGACATCGCTCCACGGCATTTTTGCAGGTGCAGCATTTGCTTGTTGCGTTTGCGCTTGTGCCTGAACAGGAGTTAACGCAAACTCTGCGTTTAATGATTCAAACGGGTTTGCTTGTCGTGTTTGTGCTTGAGGAGCACCAAGTCTAAATTCTTCGTTTAGCGCTTCAAACGGATTGTTTCTTGAGTTAGCCATAGGTGGGTTCGCATCAGACGTTGTTGTTTGTGCATACATTCGATTTGGATTCAGTTTGCCCATCACAAACTCATTTGATTGACGAGGCTGTGGGTACGGGCTTGATGGCAAACTTGCCCAGATTGGCCCAGACTTTTTTACCGCAGATTCCCAATTGCCTTGCAAAACATCAGGAAGAATTCCACGTTCTTGCAACAAGTTCACAGCAGCCAAGTCTTGACTGCGCTCACCAAAATCAGGTAAGCCTAACTTCTTTGCTTGCTCATCCCATGTATTCGACAGAAACTGATAACGACCTGCTGCCGTTGTCTTGTTGGGTCTGCCAGTTGTCTCAGTAAAGTCAAATAGCTGTCTAGGATGGTCAGCCAATGATTCAACTTTGCCGCCACCAAACAGCGTGTTATAGCCGTGTTTAGTAGTGCCTTCTGCCGCAGAAATCATGTCCAAAAAGCTACGGACATTAGGATTGTCTAGTACAGGCAATAAGTTAGCAACAGCAGGATTGGCTTGGTTTTCCATTAACGAATGCCGTATTTTTGAGCCAATGTGTAAGTGTTACCAGCACGATCCGTAAGCGGAACTTCAAACATTGAGCCAGCAACCTTGCCCCATTCGTTCGTGATGGCAGACAAATTGTTACGCAATTCAGGCATTGACGCTGCTTTTTGATAATAACCAGACTTACGTTGATCTTGTATAGCCTTAGCTTCAGCAACATCAAGCAAGAACTGGTTGGCTTGAGGCGTGTTTTTAAGCTGTGCGTAAGTCTTTTGAATGTTCTCAAAGTCGGATTTGGTTTGAACACCTTTTTGACCACTTAAAGTGTCCACAAGACTTTCATAAATCTTAGATTCAAACACTTGAGCATTTGTAGCAAATTTAGCTGCGTCTTTAACTCCAAGTGTTGCCAAAATACTTGCAGCGGTTTTTTGTGCGTCAGTGCCAAATCCGGTTGTTAAATCAATACTTTTTAACACTCGAATGTTGTTCATAGCGTTTTTTGCTGCATCACCTGCAAGTCGAGCAGGTTCAAGCTCGCCTGTAATCCATTGCTTGTTTAATTCTTCACCAGCTTTTACAACAACAGGGTTTTCAGCCGTAACAACAGGTTGTGTATTTGCTTGTGCGCCATCCATTCCTTGCGTTGGCAATCCTAAGTTTGCTGCTCGAGAAGTAACAACCGTTCTGCCTGTTGCTGGGTCATATCTTGTATCAGTTGCTGTTTGTGCCTGACCTAACCCTGTACCATACGCTTGTGCTTGATTAATTGCGCCAACTGATTGCGTGTAACCCGGCAATACGCTTGACTGCAAAGTTTGAGGATTAATTTGTATTCCTGCCTTTGGCGCAATAAACGTAGGTCTGTTTGCGCCAGCAGGTACAAGTGAGCCGCCTTCACTAACGACAGTAGGCGCAATGTAAGCATTTTTGTTTGCAAGTTGACTTGCCGCACGTTGGAATTCAGGTGTTCCGGGTCTAAATCCAGCCGCAATAAGAGTTTTCAATTCGCTTGTTGGCATTTGTTGATCAACAAGTGCTTTTGCATACGCTTGTGGGCCACCATACCGCAAAGTTGTGTATGTCAACATTGGGTTTTCGCTAATTAACGGCACAGCAGAACCTTGACCCGTTTGAACATTTTGCATACGAACTGCGTTTGTGTTAGTTGGCCCAACATCGCCTTGCATAGCGCCGCCAGCCAAAGCCATGTCTCGTGCTTGTGGTGCGGTTGTGCCGCCACCCATTCCAACCATTCTTCTTAATTGTTCATCTTGCGCCATGTCAAGTTTTGACTGACGTTCAGGAATTAAATCTGTAGATTTACGAGCAACATATGCTTTTAGCAATTGTCCAAGACCTTGAATTGGGCTTGGTGGCACATAATGACCAGACACCATTTGACCCTGTGGCTGATCTTGCAACGCTTGTTGCATCAAAATATCTGCGTAACGCTGATTTTGTGCAAGCTCGTATTGTTGACGAGTAACGTCTGGCCCCATCATTGCAGACATGGGGTTCATTTGTGCGGTTGGGTTTATAACAGCCATGTCAATTTATCCTGTAATTATTTAGCCATTCCAAACAAACCGCCAAATGTTCCTGTTGGCGCTAACAACGCAGCGCCTCCTAACTGGAACAAACCTTGCGTTAGCTGTGAATTAGCAGCGTTTTGAGCGTTTGCTTGACCTAGCTGACCTTGATACTGAGCTTGCGCTGCGTTAAATGTAGGCGAAGCTGCTACGTTGACAGGCTGATAACCTGAGAACTGTGGCAGCTGAATCTGTGAGCCACCCATAATTGCAGCAAGTTCTTGCAGTGGCTGACTACGCAATGCCAAATCTTGTGCAAGTTGTTGTTGCTGTGCTGTGTTCTGAAACTGTGCTTTGTTTAGCGCTTGGTTGTATCCAAGGCTTTGACCCTGAATGCCTTGACCAAAGTTTTGACCCATTGCTTGGTTATATAGTCCTGCACCTGCCAATTGCGCTTGGTTTGCAAATGTTCCAAGTCCGAGCAATTCATTAACAGATTGTTGACGAGCTGCCATATCAAGGTTGATGCCTTGCAACGCAGCTTGGTTGTACAAATCGTTTTTGCTCATCTCACGATTGCGAAACGCTTTGTCGTAGGCTTCTGTTCCGGGTGCTAAACCTTGATTTGCAAGTTGCTGTCTAAACGAAACATCGCCAGCTTGCAAAGTAGGATTTAAACGCTGCAAGATCAATTCTTGAGCCGTAGTTCCTGCATTGATTGGCATTGCCGCAGCACCGCTTGTATCAATTGAATACTGTAACGGCACTTCTGTTCTTGCCATGTAATCAGCAGCGTCTGGCACGTCACCATATCCACTAAAATCTTTTCTGATTTCAGTCGATGTTGGTACAAATGGCGTTGACAACGTAGCTTGCACGTTATCCATTGCAGTACCGCCAAGCTCTGCTAAACGCTGTTGTACACGTTGTTGTGCCTCTAGCGTTGCTTGTGCTGTTGGAGTCAACTGTTGTGTAACTGTTGGAGCACCTACATTAGTCATAAACGCATTGCGATCAGGCGCTGCACCTCGTGACTTTAATGCCTTGTCATACGCTGCTTGGTCAAAATATGTGTAATCAGAACCAGAGTCACCAGAACCACCACCTGTTTGATAAAACTGACCTCGATCAACAGTAGGTGCTTTTTGATACTCTTGCAATGCTTTGTTGTACCCAGCTTCGTCAAATGTAGGTGCGCCATAAGTAATGGTCTGCGTCCCAAACGGTGTAATCATGTTTGGGTTGCTCAGTCGTGAACTAGCCTCAGACGCTTTCAAATTCTCTTGTCCTTGCTGTTTTGCAAGAGCCATGTAATCTGGCACTGGTGGCGTACTAACCGACTTACCCATAACGAACCCCTAAAAATCGACAATTTTCTCTTGTCATTGTCAAAAATATAATGTCACCGTCCTGCGAACCATCAACGATTCTAGCTTCTTCGGTAAAACCCATATTTGTTACTAATTTTATACTTTTAACGTGATTAGATACCACTGGAACGATAATTTTCTTTACATTGCAAACATTGAAAGGATAGTCAAAAATCGCTTTTAAATACGCTTTTGTTAGCCTTGCTTCAATCGCTATGTGACAGAAAATTGATGCTCGATTCCAATTCTCGTAAATCACGCCTGCAACGACTGCGCCATCTTTCTCAAGTCCGATAGCGCTACTCGTCTCAGAGTAAAACTTACCTGCAATTCGATCCGCAACCCAAGCGCCGATTTCAGCGCCTTGGACTATATTCCAGCCCATCCGGTTTGGTACACAATGTCGGTTGATGCCCACAAGATAGTCGTTCCTTGTGAAGCTGACTTAAATTGAGTAGACCCACAATACCCAATACCTGTGATGCCTTGCCAGTTGTTAGTGATAATGTTTTCTGTGCCCCAATACGAGTCATCCCAGAGCGCTGTGTCCCACAACCCAAAGTTGCTAGGCGAAAACGCTAATGATGCAGTCGTGTCTTGTAAGTCAAAATCGACGTTCATGCCAATAAAGACTGCTGGAGCGCCATTCGTGAACAAACTAGGTCTAGCTCGTGTGAAATACTTTTTTACGCCACGAGTTTCAAAATAGTTAAACGCTTGAAATGCGTTGCTGTTGATGTTTGCACCGTCATCAGCGTAAGTATCGTCCCAAGCGTGTGCAACATAGCCATTTGCACCGAAATATGGTTCGTTTTCAAATATTTCCCAACAATTAGCAGCCCAGCCAGTGAAGTTACACCACGCTTTTGTGATGTTGTTCATTACATATTGCTGTTGCTGACCTAATGCAGTGGGCACATTGACGCTCAAAGCGTTGTGCTTGGGGTCAAATATCATCTGCCAGCCAAACGTATCGCCATAAGCCTGTGTTGCAGCTTGGAATGCACCCTGAATCTTGTCAGACAACGCAATACGAGGGTCTAAGCGTGAGGACTGTAAGCTCGCAGCAAGTGGGTAGACACCGTTAAATGTCAAAATGACAATATCGCCGCCGTACTTAATCATGCAACGCTTGCCAACAGGCTTACCGACACGCCATACGCCAATTAGCGCCCATTTTGTAGTGTCGGAAGGGTCAGTGCCTGCATAAACAATGACTTCGCCGTTAGACGTGATAAACACTAAGTTATCGTCTACGCCATAACCTGCGTCAATTGTCCATGTTCCTACGCTAACAAGCTCGCCACCCAATTGAGCGACTGAACTCATGTCAATATAATTTGCTGCACCTGCAATGCTTAAAGTTGGCAAATACCATGCTTTTAGCGTGTCGTTTTGCGTGAACCAGACCTGATTCTTAAATGTCGTGATGTTGTTCAACGACTGAGGAGTAACGCCTGTAATCGCAGGGTTTGTCCATGTGCTACCGTTATAAACCAAAGGCAAATCTGAGCCGTTTACGGCGTATAGATAGCCGCCAGCAGGGGTTGTGACGTTCACATATTCCCACTTAGCGTTAGACAGCGCAGTGACAACTGGTGCGCCTACAGCACCCGATGAGGTCACATCATAAAACGCTGTACCAGCCGCAGCAAATAGCTTGTTTGTTGTGCCTGACGAATAGCCTAAAACAGTCTGCACTTGACCGGGCAACCCTGTGGCGTGTTTTGTGTAACCGGGTCTAAGCACCACGTTATTCACAGACGGGAACAAATTGGTCAACTGGACAGCATCAAGCACATCCATGTTGGCAATTGAATCCCGCACGTTCCAGCCACCGATAGGCGAAGGAAGTGAAGCTACTTTTGCAGCAGTGCCTTGAACTAACTGATTAATGCCTCTGCGTGTAGCCATGTTAGTTCGGGCCGTATCCGGTGTCAGGAATGTTGTCGTAGCCAATCAGCACTGTGCCCGGTCTTGGCGCAAACGACAGGTTTGCAGCGCTCATGTCCTGAGCCAATATCGTCTCTAGCTCTGTCATGTAATTGCGGTACATCGCTGTTGTATCAAAGCCCTTAGCCTCAAAATACTTCAGCTTTGTAGACAACACCATTAGGCGATCAGGATAGATACAGGTGTCAGAATCCGCTGTAAACGAGTTCTTTGCTGTACCGTCTGCCGCCTCTGCCCATGCTTGCGAGCGGTATTCGTAGCCTAGTAGCTCATTGGTTGAGACACCGGGCCATATCTGAAAGCTGTTTCCCAGCAAACGCCACCGAATGCGAGGGCCAGTCGAAATATACCCAGAAAGCAGCCATTCCCATTGCTGAGCGTCGGTTGGGCCTAACATCTCCCAATGCTTTGACTTATCCCAATGGGTACGAGGAACTGTCGAATCATAGTCAGCAGGCAACGGATACTTTACTTTCATAAAGCACAAGTCAGCCCCGACAAAGTTGCCCGTAGCTGGCTGATTAACTGTTACCTGTGTTGCTGAGTCTACGCTTACGATGTAGACAGCGTTCCCAAGCCCGTTTCCTGTTACCTGATACGTTGTATCAAATCCAGCGGTGCTTGGGATGTTAGTGATTGTGTAGGTATTAAGAGCGACATCGCCAGTTGTGTTGGTGAATGCCGTTGTGAATAAATGCTGCTTTGTGATTCTGCGCCAATCGCCTTTCTTTAGTAGCTCGTAGCCTGATGCGTTCATCAGAGCTAAGATTTGGATAACGTCCTGATTTGTGTTACCCGCTACAGAAGCTGGTGTTGATACGCCTAGCTCGTTTGTCACTTGCGTGACCAATTGCAGCATTGTGGACATTTATTCCTCTTTTTTCGGTCTACCAGCCTTTTTCTCAGCCATGAACGCAGCAAGTTGCTCTTTAAGTTCAGCTAACTCTTGCTTCGTGTTTTCAATTTCGACTTGGCTTTCAGACTGGTTTTTGTTCAATAAGAAACTTCGAGCTTTATCACGCAAACCTGCTGCGCCCATACCGACCTTTTGAAGTTGCATATCTGAAGCAGTAGCTACTTGCTCAACAGTCTGAAACTTCAAAATACTCAATTCTTCCAACTGCATTTGATTAATCTCGCCCGGACGAGCTAAGTGCCAATCTTTCAACGGAGTGCCAATCATGTGTGCATCGCTGTTCTGCATCTGATAGTGTAGCCATTGACGAGGAAACCTCTGCTTATGACTATCACGAACAGGTTGCTCGACTACGTTAGTCTTATCACCCGGCACTACGATTCTAACAAAAGGAACGCCTTGATACGGTTTTTTTATGTCCGTACTAGGGTGTTCAAACGTATAAAACTCAACAAACAATTGCGAGTCTGCATTACGAATATCGCTATCTAGTCCCAAAATCTTCTCCCGTTAGATAAAAATGGGGGGAAGGTTGCCCAACCCCCCGACTACTTTACACCGATGCTTTGCTAAACCATGCAAAGTCACCCGACACCAGAGCAACTGCTGGGCTGGTGTAAGAACCACCAGAAGCCGTTACTAGGAATGTCGTTGCGTTAACTGTACAAACAGCGGTTGACGCTGGAATTGATGCGTTTGCTTTTGCAAAAACATACAACTTGCCATCCGAACCAAACACTTGCAGACCGAGAGGCCCCATAGTTGGGATTGCAACGCCTGCCGAGTTGACGTTAGTGTTCGATGTTACGTCTAGCGACGCACCGATGACTGGCGAGACTGATTAGCTCATGGTAGTTTCCTTTTATGTTAATTAAGCAATCAACACGCCGTTAA